ACATTATGCAAGATCGTGGCAAGATCTACGGTCATCCGAAAATTAACCAAGGTCGCATCGCTGCAAGGTTATCCTGTTTACTTGATTACCCAATCACAGACGCACAAGCTGCTCTTGCAATGGTCGAGGTCAAACTTGCCAGAATCACAGAAACACCAAGCCACGAAGATTCTTACATCGATGCAATCGCTTACCTAGCAATAGCAGTCCAATTACAAACAGAGGCGGATGAACTTTATGTTTAACCTAGACGATTACCAGCCAGTCGAAGAGCGATTGGCTTTATTCATAAAAGACTATGAAGATTTCAGAGTCGAAACAGAGTTAGTGAGTTTCCAGAATGACAGATACATTGTTAAAGCATGGCTTTATCGTACTTTCGCTGATAGCACGCCGTTCTCCAGCGGACTCGCTGAGGAGACGATTAGCAGTCGAGGCGTTAATGCAACTAGCGCATTGGAAAACTGTGAAACTAGCGCGATCGGCAGAGCACTTGCGAATGCTGGTTACGCAAGCAAAGGTAAGCGACCAAGCAAAGAGGAAATGGTTAAGGTCGCAAGAACAAAGCTCGCAGACAAACCGAAAGAATATATCCCTGTCGTAAATGAAGCTGACCCTTGGACAATCAAGACTGTTGCAGCTCCGACAACCTCAGCCGAAGCAGTCGCTGTTGTGAAGGACATTATAGGCGGCACAACTGACAAGGATGTTCCTCGATGTCCTCATGGTGAAATGCATTGGGCACATGGAATGACAAAGGCGAACAAGCCTTGGGGTCATTTCAAGTGCATGGCAGCAGCTACTGGTGAAATGAATCGATGCCCTAAGGGTGAAGATGTTATTTGGTATGAGATAAGTCCGGAAGGCAACTGGCGACCACAAAAGGTAAGGGCATAACTATGGGCGAAATGGTAATCTTTGATGATGGCACAGCAACCATCTTGGGCGGAGAGTTCACAGAACCGCAGGATATTGTTATCTATTGCGATCTTTGCAATGAACCTGTGGCTATTACTCCAGAGGCTAATGACCAGGTATTTGTTACCTGTTTGAGATGTCATGCAGTTAGCCACATTGCACTCAAGACATCGAAAGAGATTGATGACGAATCACCGCAGGAATAGAGGCTTAGCAACCGAACGCCTTGTCGCTGACTACTTGAGGGAGTGGTGGCAATACGCTACGGTTGGAAGAGGTGCTGATCCGTCTGGTGACATCGTTAATCTTCCATTTGATGTGGAAGTGAAGGGTGTAGCCAAATTCGCACCGCTAGCATGGCTTCGCCAAAGCAAGGCAAGAACAACTAAGAGTGGGAAACTTGGGGTGGTTGTTCTTCGCTGTAATGGTCAAGGGGCATTAGTGTCTGAGTATGCGGCACTATTACCGTTACACGCTTTGGTGGAGCTACTGCTAAGAGCAGGTTATGACAAGATTCCTTTAGAGTTAAATCCCATCAGATGCAATAAGTGTGGTGGTTGGATCATTGAGAAAATGGAGTGCAAAACCTGTGAGAAAGAAGCGACTAATGCCAATGTATGAATACCGTTGCCCTATTTGTAATACACAGATGGAGCTTGAATTATCTATGGATCATGACTTAGTTCGATGCACAGATTGTGGCGCACAAGCTAATCGCATCTATTCAGTACCTGGACTGATATTCAAAGGCACAGGATGGGGCAAAGACAAGTGAAGATTGGTTCATTATGCACCGGCTATGGTGGCTTGGATATGGCAGTTGAAGCTGTATTTGATGCTAAAACTGTCTGGACATCTGAAATTGATAAATACGCATCAGCCTTAATTAAGGAACGCTTCTTTGTTCCTAATCATGGCGACCTTAAAACAATCAACTGGCATGAAGTAGAGCCTATTGACATTCTTACAGCTGGCTATCCTTGTCAGCCTTTCAGTCATGCAGGTTACAGAAAGGGCACAGACGATGAACGACACATCTTCCCATATATCTTGGAAGCAATTAGCATCCTTAGACCACGATACGCAATCATGGAAAATGTCAGAGGACATCTCACTCTCGGATTCAAAGAAGTTCTCAAAGGGCTTGCCAGCATTGGGTACGATGCAAAATGGCGTGTTGTTCGAGCTAGTGATGTCGGAGCGCCACATCAAAGAGCAAGACTCTTCATTGTTGCCTACCCCAATGGCAACGGACAACAAATACAGGCTTCAGGGCAACACACAGGCAAGCAGGAACTTGCAAGCAATGGCGATACTCAAACTGTTACCAACTCCCACAGTCATGCATGTGAGGAATCACGACGAACCGATAGAAGTGTTCGAAGCACGACAGGCGAGATCATCAACGGGTCAGATAGGTCAATCGACGGGAATTGCTGTGCGACTGATTGCAACCCCAACGACCAATGTGTCACACACAACTGGACGATGTCGCAACTGGGGCGCAGATTTGCTACACGATGTGAAATGCGATTGCAAAGAACGCCGAATCCATTGGATTTAGAAGGCAGACTTAATGCTGTCTTTGTTGAATACATGATGGGATTGCCTGAAGGATGGGTAACTGATCTAGGATTCTCACGCGCTCAACAACTTAAAATGCTAGGAAATGGAGTAGTACCTCAACAAGCTGAGTATGCAATTAAACAATTACTTGTGATGTAACTCACATATTTATTATGTCCTAATATGTCCTAATTTAGTATGAAATGAGGTCTTGACATGACCAGTACACTCAGAGGGCTAGAGCACACCAGGTGCTCAGAGCGAACCGCTAAGCGGACAGTTCGCTCGGTAGCAATCGTGTTAGGGGCAGCTCTATGCTTCAACATGGTTTCAGCTGCAAGTGCGACAAACGATCCTATTAAACGCATAACATCAAAAGAGTATGCAAGAGGACAATTAACAGTTAAGAATTACAAATGTATAGCTGTATTGTACGGAAAAGAATCAGCATGGAATTGGAAAGCAGTAGGTAATCTAGAAGGTACTCATCGAGTATATGGAATACCACAAGGTAAGAGTGAATGGCTAAGAACTGCTAATCCATTAGAGCAGATTGATTGGGGCTTACGATACATAGGACATAGGTATGGCTACACTATGACTCATGAAGGTAAGCAACCCAATACATGCAAAGCCTTAGATCATTGGAAGCGTAAGGGATGGCACTAGATAAATTAAATAGCCGTAAGTATCGCAACCATAAAGAGCGTGTGTTTGCTCGAGATGGTAGGCAATGCAGATACTGTGGCAATGATGAGAACTTGCAAGTAGATCACATCATTAGCCGTAAGAACGGTGGCACTCACGATATGGATAACTTACAAGTGTTGTGTCGTGATTGTAATCTACGCAAATCATCGAAGGATGAGGGCGTTTTTTTAGCACAGACGGCTACCCCCCCTGTCTTTTCTGCCCGTATATCCCCGATGCAGTCCGAACCGATGCAAGATAGTCCTTTTAAGATTCGACCCAATCCGAATCAATGACAAATAAAACCAAAACGAGCCAGCCGCTACGAGGGGCAACTGAGCCGAGGGTTCACAGCCCACTTCTCAAGGGCAAAAGCCGTTACAAAGAAATCCTAGACATGGTTGATCGTCTAAAGATGGACAAGCTGATGCCTTACCAAGAATTCGTGCTTAAAGACATGATGGCTGTTAATAAAAAGAATAACTATCGCCGCAAGACATCTCTGCTGCTTATATCTCGTCAGAATGGTAAATCGCACTTAGGCAGAGTGCGTGTTATCTGGGGCATGTTCTATGGCGATGAGAAGAAGGTCATCATCATGTCAGCCAACCGCGCAACATCGCTGATGCTCTTTCGTGAAATTGCCTGGATCATAGAATCAACGCCGGAACTCAAAGCAATGACAAAGGCAATTCGTTATGCCAATGGTGGCGAGCGAATAGAGCTACTCAATGGAGCAACCCTCGATGTCATTTCAGATAACTCATCATCACCTCGCGGAAGAACAGCAGACTTGCTATGGATCGATGAAATCCGAGAAATCTCAGAAGAAGGCTACAAAGCAGCAGTACCAGTAACGAGAGCCAGAGCCAATGCACAGACATTTCTCACCTCAAACGCTGGTGACCATTTCAGCAGCGTACTCAATGGCTTAGTCGAACGCGCTAAAGATTATCCGCCTGAAACATTTGGCTACTATGAATACAGCGCACCACAGTATTGCAAAATAGATATAACTAGCGATTATTTCTGGCGAAGCGCAGTAGCACCTAGCAATCCGGCACTTGGCTACATAATTACAAAAGAATCGATTGAAGAAGCGATTGCAACAAACCCAATCGAGCAAACAAGAACAGAAACGCTTTGCCAATGGATTGACTCGTTGCAATCGCCCTGGCCTCATGGAGTTTTGGAAGAAACATCGGATAACACTTTGGAAATGGCTGTTGGAGCATATACAGTCTTTGCATTCGATGTCAGTCCGTCAAGGCGCAACGGATCGCTGGTCGCAGGTCAATTATTGCCCGATGGTCGAATTGGCATAGGAATCCTAGAAACCTACAGTTCTCAAATGGCAATCGATGAATTGAAGATGGCAGCCAGCATCAAAGCTTGGTGCGACATCTACAAACCGCGATTAGTCTGCTTCGACAAATACGCCACACAGACGATTGCAGACAGACTCTCTCAGGCTGGTGTAATGACAGAGGATGTATCTGGTCAGCAGTTCTATAAAGCCTGTGGTGACTTATTAGAAGGATTGGTTAATCATCGCGTGGTTCACAATGGACAGGCAGAATTGATCCAACAGATGAATAACTGTGCAGCTAAGGTCAATGACTCTGCTTGGAGAATTATCAAGAGAAAGTCAGCCGGTGACATCTCAGCACCTATTGGCTTGGCAATGGTTGTTAGCAAGTTGATGCTTCCTGCTCCAAAGCCTCAAATCATTACCTAGACACAACGACACGAAATTGTCAAATATTAGACAAAGTGTGCTAATATGTAAACATGGGTCGCTTACTGCAAACATTCGGACTACAAACCAAACCTTTACTCGAAGCACAGTCAGCACCCCAAGTTTTAGGCGAATACTCGCCTTATGCAATGCCGTTCCAATATGCTTATGTTTCAAGAGAAGAAGCTTTAAGCGTTCCAGCATTACAACGATGCCGCAATCTTCTAGCAGGCACAATCGGCGCAATTCCTTTAGAGCTTTATCGCAAATCTACAAATGAAGAAATTGGCTCACCAGTATGGTTAGAGCAACCTTCATATTCACAACCACGATCAGTAACGATTGCTTACACGGTCGAGTCGCTACTTCTATATTCGCAAGCTTTCTGGAAAGTCGTCGAGGTCTACAATGAGGACGGACGACCATCACGCTTTGAATGGATTGCTAACAATCGCGTAACCATCACACTTGATAGCACAAATACATTTGTTAAATCTTATGCAGTAGATGGACACACACTTCCAATGGACGGATTAGGTTCACTAATCACATTCCAATCATTGCTTCCTGGAGTCTTAAATACTGGTGTTCAAACAATCCGCGCCGCTATTGATGTTCAGAAGGCAGCCGCTGTTGCAGCACAAACTCCAATGGCTAGTGGTTACCTAAAAAATAACGGAGCAGACCTTGATCCTAAAGAAGTTCAAGGTTTACTAGCTGCATGGAAGAATGCTCGCAACAATCGTTCTACTGCTTACCTAACTTCAACACTTGAATACAACGCGGTTTCATTCTCACCAAAAGACATGATGTATAACGAAGCAATTCAAAATCTTGCTACAGAGATTGCTCGTCTTTGCAATGTTCCTGCTTATTATGTTTCAGCAGAGATGAACAATTCAATGACCTACGCCAATGTCCAAGATGAGCGCAAACAATTCCTTTTGTTATCTTTGCAACCTTTTGTATCCGCTATTGAAGATCGTTTATCAATGGATGATATTACTGCTCGCGGTCATGTTGTGAAGTTTGATATTGATAAAAACTTCCTTCGCACAGACCCACTTGCTGAATTAGCAGTAATTGAAAAATTGCTATCGCTTGGACTAGTTACAACAGAACAAGCTATGGAAATGACAGACCTATCACCTAATGGAAGCAATGGTATGGAATGAACCAGATCGTAACCCTTACGGCTGAACTTACAGCGGATTCCGCTAGTCGCACTATCTCTGGCAAAATTGTGCCATTGAATGTAGAAGCAGGTTCGACCAATTATGGCAAAGTAATCTTTGAGTCAGGATCAATTGAGATTCCTGATGCCAAGTCAATCAAGCTACTTAGCCAACACGACGTCAAGAAGCCTTTGGGTCGCGCTGTTAGCTTCTCCGAGTCAGACGATGCAATCAACGCAGTATTTTCTATTAGCCGTTCACAACGCGGCACAGAAGCACTTATCTTGGCAGAAGAAGGATTGCAGTCCGGACTCAGCATTGGTGCAGAAGTATTAAAGTCAAAGATTAAGGGCGGCGTGACTTATGTATCCGCTGCTCGTTTAGTCGAAGTAAGTTTAGTAACAGAGCCAGCATTTAAGTCTGCTCAAGTTACTGATATCGCAGCAGAAGAAGCCGAAAAGGTAGAAGAAGCTGTATCCGAAACCAAACCAACAGAAAGCGAGATAGCCAACGTGGAAAATACCACTCCAGCCGTCGAAGCAACACCAGTTGAAGCACCAGCGGTTGAAGCTGCTCGCCCAACTGTAACAGCAATGGCTTACACAAAGCCACGCATTGAAATCACAGCAGGAAAGTACGCTGAACAAACAATCCGCGCAGCACTAGGTGATGAGTCAGCTCGTCAATACCTACGCGCAGCAGATGACACAACAGACAACGCAGGCTTAGTTCCTACTCGTCAATTGTCAGAAATCATCAACCCACTCGGTACAACAATCCGTCCATCAATCGATGCAATCTCTCGCGGAGTGCTTCCTGATGCAGGTATGACATTTGAAATCCCAAAGATTACACAAATGCCAACAGTTGCAATCGAGCCAGAAGGTGACGCATTCAGCGACACAGATCAGAATGCTTCATTCCTATCAGTTTCAGTACAAAAGTACGCTGGACAACAGACATTCTCTGTTGAACTTCTAGACCGTACATCTCCAGCCTTCTTTGATGAGCTAGTTCGCAACATGGCAGCAGCTTACGCAAAGGCAACAAACGCAGCAGTAAACGCAGCACTTATTTCAGGTGCTTCACTTGATGCGACAACAGTTGCAACATATCCAACAGCTGCAGAGCTTCTAGGAATTGTTGCTCGCGGTTCAGCTTCTGTTTACGCAGCTACAGCAGGACTTCCAAATCCATTTGCTCGCAACATGGTTGTATCAACAGGACAATGGTCAAACATCATGTCATTGAACGACAATGGTCGCCCAATCTACACAGCATCACAGCCAATGAACGCAGGCGGAGCAGTAGCGCCTACATCACTCACAGGCAGCGTTGCAGGACTCAACTTATTTGTTGATCCAACAAACGCAGGCGATGGCGATGGAACAATTCTCATCGTAAACCCAGATGCTTACACATGGTATGAGTCACCAACATATCGCCTTCGTGCAGAATCAACAGCTAACGGATCAGTAACAATCGGTTACTACGGCTTTGGAGCAATCGCTACAAAGGTCGGCGCTGGCGCGTTCAAGAACAACAAGGCATAAGTAACACCCTAAGTCGCTGGGAGCGGGGCGCAGCCCTTGCCCCGCTCCCAGTCTTTAGAAAGGATTGCACATGGCATTGACAACAGTTTCTGAACTCCGCACAACGCTTGGAGTCGGTACTTTGTACACAGATGCCGTTTTGCAGGAAGTGTGTGACGCATCAGATGCAGTCCTACTTCCAATGTTATGGGCTCCTAAATGGTTCCCTGTAGCGCATAGCAATGTTGTAGGCACAGGAACTTTATACTTTGATATTCCGGTACGAGAGATTTTCTATGTTGGTCAAACTGTAACTATTGCCAATTCAGGTACTAAATACAATGGTTCTAAGACCATTACAGCAGTTGAAACATATTCGATTTCAGTTACAACGACTCACACAGTTGTACAACCTAAACACCCTATTGAGCCGTTCGGTACAGTCACAGGCGAAACTTACACAGACTGGACAACAGATACAGCAGTTCAGAACGCAGCTCTTATGATTTCAGTTGATATCTGGCAGGCTCGCACAGCTACTCTTGGCGGCTCAAACTTGGTAGATTTTCAACCCTCACCATACAGAATGTCCGCGCAGCTCTTGGCGAAAGTGCGAGGGCTCATTGCTCACGCCCTTGATCCGCGTTCGATGGTCGGATAATGCCAGTTGCTCTTACTACTCTTAGAACCACAATTGCGACTGCTTTAGTCGATAACTCTAAGTGGCAAACCTTTGCATTCCCTCCAGCAACAGTCTTGGCTAACTCAGTCATTGTTGCACCTGATGATCCATATTTAGAGCCTAATAACAATCAACATAACACCATTGCTCCAACTGCTAATTTTAAAATAATCATCACCGTTCCTTTATTTGATAATGAAGGAAACCTCAATGGAATTGAAGATGCCTTAGTTGGCGTGTTCAACAAACTCGCAGCATCTTCATTAGTTTATAATGTGGGTGCAGTAAGCCAGCCAAGCGTTCTCAGCGCAGCATCTGGTGAATTGCTTTCTTGCGAGATGTCCTTATCCGTTCTAACCACCTGGAGTTAATATGTCCGAATGGGAACTAGAGAATGAAGCCTTCCTGAAGAAAATCGGGCAGGTTAGCACACCAGCACCAAAGCCAGC